TTTACCACCTTCAAAGAAGTTATAATTGGATATATCAAAAATATTTTGTATATTTGTATCAGTTTGTAGTAAACCCTTCTTATTCCATACCCATTTTGGTTGTGTGGAGGTTGAGAGGTCTAAATGATGAGATTTCCCATCAATATGATTGTATATGAGAATAAAGTCAGTTTTTTCCACCCTTACGAATAAGAACGCAAGGTTATTGTTCATTGGATGTTTTTCCAAATCACACCATATCGGTACAACTATGGAAGGATTATTCTCCCACATTTGCATGAAATGTTCTATCTCTTTATTAGATTCTACTACAACCATCTAACAAATATAAGAAAAATAATTGGAATAACCAAATTATTTCTTATGAAATTGTAAAAGATTTGGTAAGTATAATGAAATCTTAGGAATAGTCTTAGATGCTATTCTTAATGATTCTGTATTGGATTTCTTTACATCGATGGGGTCTCCAGTCAATCTCCAGTCTAATGTAACAGAAATATAAAATGGGTTTTGTGAATATGAACCAGCGTCATCAGTTGTAACTTCAAATATATTAGAGGAAGTATCATTTGATTTTTGAATAAAACTACGTTCAATATACCCTCGCTTATACTGAGTTTTTGTTATAGATGGTATTTCTGATGAGATGTTTATTTCATCATAATCAGATGATTTTAAAAGTTGTTTATATCTATCTATATTCATATTTAAAATCCTTTTGTGTTTCTATATCCACCGGTCACCTCAGTAGTCCACTCCATTCCTTGTATTGTATGCTTTACACCAAGTACTTGAAAAAATCCACCATCATATTTTTTAGGGATTCCGATTACACCAAACTTATCCCCTCGCTTTATACCACTAATACCATGAATAGTAAACGTAAACTCAATTGGTAGTAACGGAGACATATCACTATAACTTTTGATATCACCCTTTGCTAACTTTAGAAGTTGTTTATCATCATATGATGCAACGTATAAAGTCTTATTAACATCAAATGACCCATTTATTACTGTGTCAGATTTAAATCTTTTGAAGTTTCTGATATGTACTTTGGGGTATTGTCCTAATTTACCTATAAAGTTTAAGAAATTAGCTTCTTTAAGTTGTTCAACTTCCGTTTCGTTTTTTTCGGATTCATCTTTGGTGTTATCTGCTTCTTCTGCTTTTCTGTAAACCTCGTATAAAATCTTATCTTTAAGACCAATTGCATTTAATCTTCCAACATTTGGTTGAGTTTCTTTATTTGATTTTATATTTAATCTACTTCCAATAACTTGATTCATCTTTGCCCCACTTATATCCAATTTTAAAGATGCATCTTTAAAAATCGAATCAGTACCAAGTAAACTAAATTTAAAAACTTCAGGTGGTTCTCCTTTTGGTGTAAAGTTTACTTCTTTTATCGAAACAATACTATCACCTTTTTTTATTTTAACACCATCTATTTCAATTGTGTTTGTAGCTTGAGTTTCCAATATTTGAAAATTCCATAAATCATTAACTGCAGATGACATTCCATTTAGTATTTGATACACCGCATCTTTTATAGTTATATTTGTACTATCCAAAATTCTAGCAGCAAAATCAAAATTTACATATAAATCATCCAATAACCCCCATGTACCAGCATCCTTCTTTAATGTGTTTGAAAAATCTACACTGTGATTTGCAGCAGGGCCGTTTTGTATGGAGCCACTTATAATATCTCCTTCATATGGAAATGCTATATTTAAACCATTCTTACCGTCTATTGAACAATCGGTAGTTTTTTCTGGAATTGCATTTAATCTTTCTTCTGAGTTTCTTGCAGCTATAAAATCAAACTTAGGTACTGCTTTATTTGGTATAAATAATTTACTTTTATCTGTACTAAACATATTTTTAAATGCCGAACATACACAATCCGAAGAGTGTAATATCATAGAAACATTATTATTTGAACCAAGTTTTAAACTTTTTAATTCTCTTTGATTTATTATTCTCATCAAAGTACCAAATCTAATGAATTTATTTTCATCAGTTAATGGAGTTCCTGGTACTATTTCAATTCTTTTACTGTTCCCTTCACTGTCCGTTTGTGTTCCACCACCAACATTAAAAAATCTACTAAGCATAGTTCCATCGGCGTTTTTATTTACTTTATCAGCTATTCTTGGGTCAAAATTTATGTAGTTTACTATATTTGCAATAGGAACTTTGCTAAGTGAAAAATCATTTTTACTTTCTAATGATTTAATTTCAGGGGTTTTTCTACTAGATGGTAGTGCATTGAAACAAAACATCCACCTTTTTTTTCCTAAATCCAAGTATTTACCACTTAGATTACTATAATCACTTTCTGGTTTAGGCTTTTCCTCCTTTTTAGCACCAGCATTATCACCATTTACCAAATAAGATGGTAATTCTGTAAAACCCGTACAATTAACTCCAACAGTCCATGTATCACCTTCAGTTGTTAAACCACCACCTGTTATAAATCCTAAATAATTATCATACTCACCTTTACCTAATGCTCTTCGTTCATTTACGTTTGTAAAATTATTAAAGTTAGAAATAGCATCTGCGGTAAGTTCTTTTACAATACCTTTAACCCCATCATCAGTATTCCATCCCCATTCTAAAAAAATACTAAATCCTGGTTCTTGGAAATACTGAGTTACTAACTCCATTTGTTCTTTTGAGAAACATTTTATTTGAAAGTTTGCCTTTCTACTTAAATTACCAGCACCCTCATCAATCTCAATTGATTCAATTATAGGAGATGGTCTATATCCTTGTCCTACTGATGGGTTTACTGCGGCACCTTTCCAAGTTTTACCAATTGTACCACTTTGTTTATCATTTCCATAGATTGAAGAAATACCAGCAGCTGCAAATAATTTAAAATTTGGATTAGATACTATTGTTAAACCATCTGCTGTTTCAGATGAGACACCAGATGTTACTCTTACCCATGCATTTAATTTAGATATTGCATAGGGGCTATTTTTACGGCCGACTAATTTCTCTTGAGCGTAACCTATAATATTTGAAAAATTTGGAAATGTTCCCATAACTGTTATTCACTAAAATTTACTATTATCTCAATATAGTTTTGTGGTATTCTTAAAATTGTACCATCCTTTAAACCAAATGGAGCATTATGTATGTTATTTGCTGATGCAATTATCCACCATAGTGATGAATCTTTATAGTACTGAAATGCAAGAGTATCTAACCTATCACCTGTTTCACTTGCTACATAGATATCATCATCTCTTAATGGAATTTCAGGATATATCTTAGAACGATATACAACCCTACCATCATTAATTTTTTTACTTCTGTTATTTTCGTATCTACTTGCCATATTATGTTGTTGGTGTAAATGAATAGAATTTTTTGGATGATGTATTATTTTTACTTAACAAAAATTTAACACTCATTGCTACATCAGTAATAAATGGCAATCTATATCCTTTCATATCTATATCAGCATCTTCTGAAGTACCAGTTATAGTATTCGCGTCATTCACCGATACTTTATGTTCTTTATTAGTTACATTCCAAGGAGTACTATCATCCCATGTATGAGATAAAGATTCGATAAATGATAATTTACCTTTATATAAATCACCAATAGTTAATTTAATAAATGGAGGAACTATTGCCGATGAATCATAATACCCTTGCGGGAATACCAATGAATTTAAAAAGTTAATTTTATCCCATCCTATTTTATGTTCTTCTGCATTTAATGAATAAACTTTAAAATTAAAAGTTACACTTCTTTCTATTCCACTATATGTGTAATTACTAAATGGTGAACCAATAAACTTATGAGAATCCCATGATGGAGAAAGTGCTTCAGTCAACCCACTTAATGTTGCTCTAAATTGTACTGTTTTATTTGTATGTACAGAAGTAAACTTTAATGGTACAAAATCATAATCATCTAACGTACTACCATTACCCAAATCTTTAGTGTCTCCATCAAATATTGATGTTTTATTTATAGTATCAGATATCTGACCCATACCTCTTTTCTTTTCTATAAAATCATCCTTTGATATTGGTCTTTTAATCTTACTTGCAAATGATTTACCCTTTCTATCAGGATTTGAACTGAATAATATCTTATTTGGTGTATCTAAGTCTTTTAGAGCTTTTGAGTATCTTCCACCTAAACCACCTTCATCGGATATATCAACAAAATCAAGTTTGTTAGGATTTGGGTCATTTTGTTTATTGTTATCTAAACCAACTCTTGTATCTGTACCCTTTGAGTTAACTCCATCTAAATCAACACCCCACATTGGTATTTCTACCTTTGGTGGTAATTTTAAATCAAATGTCTTAGAATACATTAAACCCTTTACATCTATTACACCATAATTATCAGCTGTTCTATTGATTTCACCAGGAACAGAAATACTACCATAATTTGTTGTTGTATTTTTTAAACCAGCTAATGATGCCCCATTGAATCCAGTTGTAGGAGCTCCTCCAAATAATGCTCCTCTTAATTTATCCTTTCCTAATTTTAGTGCACTACCTAATGCCTGTTTACCGATATCTTTTATATTACCACCACCTAAACCTTTTAAGAACTGTCCTAATGGTTTACCTTCACCAGCTTCTTTTACAGATTTTAAAGTTTGTAGATAATTTTTTTGAATTTGACCACTATCTGCACTATCACTAGTACCAGCTAACATTTCTTTAATCAGTTTATTAGTTGCTACTTTGGTTGGTATTATTGTTTGTGGAATTCCTAAGAATTTACTATTAAGTACTGCATCTCTACCTTTTTTGATAAGATTACCCAATGGACCACCACCACCATCATCACCACCAGTTGCTGCTCTCATTGTATCCAAAAGTGTAGTAGTTCTAAGTGTTAATCTTGGTAATTCACTACCATATATAAATGGCATTGATGCCGTTCTTATTAATCTAGCTCCTGTTACTTCTTCTTCTAAAAGAGTTTCACTTCCTTTAGCTCCTAAATTTTTTCTAGCTAATCTAGCTAAAGACATACCAACTGTATTCACAAATGGGTCTGCTGCTGAAATACGAATATCTTTTGAATTTCTAATATCATATGCCTCTTCTGCAGTCTTTCCACCTTGTGAGGGAAGTTGTCTATTTTTAAATAATTGTTCTAATGTTGGCATATCTTATTATATTGCGTATGTATTACTTCCTACCTTACTTACTTTACTCTTTATAACAGATGTAACCTTTGTACCATCCATATAAACATCTTTTGTTTCTCTGAATGTTGTTTTTAGTTCCTCCACCCATGCTGGTATTTCATCATTACTACTTTTACTATCACCACCACCCATAAGTGAATTTAATCCTGAAGTTACTGTACCAACTACTGAAAGTGCGAGTAAACCAGGTGATGCAAGTATTCCAGCTACACCCAATGCTACCAACGATGCAGATAATCCCATTAATGATAATGATAATAATCCTATTGCTGGAATTAGTAATACCAATCCACCAATCACAGTAGATATAGATAACAATTGTGGCATTAATGTTCCAATACCACTACTTAACATTTCAAATCCAGTTCCTATTTGCTGAAGTGCAATTCCTAATACTAATACAGATGATGCAATAACTAACATTGCTGCAGCTCCGGCTAATATTGCTACTGCCCCAACTCCACTCATCATAATTGCACCTAATAAAGAAACTGCTCCAACTAAAGCTAACATTGATACCACAGCCATTCCGACTGCTTTCCAACTAACCTTCATAAATTCTTGTACTGCTTTTCCAAATACGAATACTGATGCGGCTACTATTACCATTGCTGCTGCTCCTTTAAGAACTGCATTCATATTTATTTTAGACATCGAATCCATCATTCCACCCTTGCCAGCTGGATTAGATTTTCCTTTTAACATATCACTTACACCACCTTTATTGGAGTTAAACCTCATATCAGGTTTACCAGCCTTAGTTAATGGGCCGGAGATAGAACTAGCAGCATCAGTTGCTCCACCACCAAGTCCTTTGAATTTCTCACGAATCCCACCCAATACAGTGGTTATACCAGTCCAAGATTGGCCTGCCTGGGCAGATAGTGTTAAAAACTTACCTCCCCAATCTAAAAGTTTTGGGCCTGCTTGAGAAACTAATGCCTTAAGTGATTCCCCAATGTTAGAGAAATCACCACTCATTAATTTAGATACTTTTTGTGCTTTTTCTTGGTTGGTTGCCATTTTTCCAAGTTCTGCAACTGATACACCTAATAAATCTGCCGTAGCTTTCTTTTGGAAGTAATCCATTTTGTTAAATGCATCAATCCCACCAAGTGAACTTAGGGTTTCTTTCATCATACCCTCTAAGTCACCTTCCATTGCTAATTGTCTGGCCTTATCAAGATTAATGTTTTTACCTAACATTGCTCCCAATTCTAATTCTTTGGTAATAGATGATTCAAAATCAAGTAACCCATCTGCTATACCACTAATTGTACTCATGTTAGTACCTAACTTAGCAGCATAACCTGCAGCTTGTAATATATTTTTACCACCATCTTTTCCAAATAATGCAAACTCTTCAGTTGCACCAGCAACATCACCCATTAATTGAGAAACAGGTATATTATTCATTCTAGCAAATTCTCTTGTACCATCTGCAAGATTACCAGCAGTTTCTAATGAACCATCATTTAATCTAGATAAAGAACCACTCAATGTAGCTGCTTCAGTACCAGTAATACCCATATTATTGGCCATTATACTAGTCTGAAGTTGTGCTCCAAATGTAGCATCTTCCAATCCACCCATTTCGGCAGATAAAGCTTTTAATGTTGTAGCAGAATCACCAAATGCAAAACTTAATAAAGTTGCACTACCAGCTGCTCCACTTAAACCTTCACCAACTTGTCCTAATTCTGCATTTACTTCGGATAGTTTACCAAAAAACTTTCCACTACCTATTAGTAGTAACCCAGTTATACCTTCTGCACTACTGAGCCTACTAACAAATGTTTGAGCAGTTTCTGTTATAGCTTGCATTGAAGATTTTAATGCTTCTTGTGCAGTTACTTGTTTTTTAAGAGCTTCTATCTCATCTTCTGAAAGATTTGAATTATTGATTGCTATTTTATTTTGTTCTTCTAGATTTTTAAGAACTGCAGAATTTGCATCCAATCCTTTAGATATAGCCGCCATCTCATCGTTTCTTAAGCTAAGTAATGCTGCCTTTTGTTGGACATCAGATGCAGATAAGTCACTTATTTGCCTATTAATAGAAGCTATTTTAAATGCAGATTTTTCTTGTTGACTACCTTCTGCAAATGAATCCTGTTGTAATTTTAATGATTTTTGTTGAGACTCTTGTAAATTTTTATAAATACCAGATATAGAACCTATCGATTGTTCGGCACTACCATATGCATCAAGTGATTGTTGGTTTACTTTTTTAAGTTCTCTAGCAAGAACTAATATTTCTTTTTTGTATGCACGTATTTTTTGATTTCTTATCTCAATAAGTTCATTTGTATTGGCTTCTTGACGTGCTATAGCTTGCTGTAGTGTAGCAATATCTTGTTTTATTTTAAGACTATCTTTATCGTTGGCCATTTTTTATTCGTATTTATTTAGAATATTTCTTCATTAGTGCATCGATTTCTGCTTTCTGTTTGTTGATTTTTTCCATTCTATCAGTAAGCTCTTTTGGTATTCCTCTTTCTGCTGCTTTCTTGATTAGTCTATCAGCAGTGCCCCTTTGAAGTCCATCGAAGAAATCTCCTATGAATCGAGAAGCCAGATTTAGTTCATTTATTTTCTTTTTTGACATGAGTAATGTGTTTATACTTTTATACTATTATAAATATTGGATAAAAAAAAAGTAAGGATTATTTTCTAACCCTTACTTTTGATTGTCTTTCAGCCTTTTTGTATTCAGCTGATTCTTTTTTCTTTAATTCTACTAGTTTCTTAAAATAGAACTTTCTCCATTGTATTGGCATGAAGTAAACATCTCTCCAAGTAAATCCATTACCAAAGTTAACCAACTCCCAAATCTGGTTGTGAAGTTGAATTGAGTAGTTACTCGGCAGGGTAAAAAAACCCGGCCCCAAAGGGGATATCGAGTGCCTCCTCCTCACCCGTCAACTCCGATGTGAAATTGAATTTTAAATCCATATCTGGACTAATTTCTTTAACGTATTTTCTAAATGCTTTAGTATCTAATGCTAAGAATGAGTTTTGTACCCACTTAGTAATATTTCCTCTATCGTTATTACCATCTACTGATTGAATCATATACTTCAAACGAGTGGTTACATCAAATGTAGCATCTCCCTTTCCTTTATACAATCTAGCCAATGCTTGGTTTTCTTTTGTAATTTCTAATTCATCACCATGTGTTAAAAGTTTAAACTCTAATTCAGTTCCACTTTTTGGTAATTTGAATTTATAAAGATTTTCAGAATTTAGTAATTCCTCATTAAAATCTTTAGTTTTTACTTTAGATAAGTCAATAGTTACTGATTGTTCCTCTAATGTAGATGGGTCAGTTATCTCTACTTTGTATTCTGGTCCATATCCTAATACTCTAGTTGCTAATAAAATAGCATTTTTATCTCCAATAAGAATATCGTTTATATTTAAATCAGGCTCTACAACTACTGATTCAAATAACTTATCTAAAACTACACCCTTTTTAATTAAAGATTGTGATGCAAGAATATCTTCTTCTCTCGCAGTCATATACTTAATTTCAATATTTCCTTTTTTTAGGGGGTGGTCTTCTGGGTATCCCAAACCTTTAGATGGTAAATCAATTACCTCAGTTGGGAATTCAAATTTATTTTCGCTCATAATTTAACCTTTATTAGTTGTATATATAAGTATATCGAAAACAAAAAGTTATAAAATAAAAAAGGTTCTCACTAAGAGAACCTTTTCAAAATATAGATAGTAGTGAATAATATCTTAAAATTCTAATATTGCGTAATCGTAAGAAAGGGTTAATTCGATATCAGCAGGGTCATTAGAGTCAAATGATAAATCATTAAAGTTAGCTGCTTGAATAAATGCACCTTTTAACTTCCATTGTTCGATTTTATCTCCAACAGGTCCTAACATATAGAAATCAATATCCTTTTTGTAGAAATCGGCGTAACCTTTTCTACCAGTTAAAGATTCATATCCTAGTCTTACCCATTCCATTACTTGTTGAGCACCTGAAGGTACGATTGGGTCATACATTGTTATTGTAATGTCTTGCCACTCTCCTTTACCTTGTAGTTTTCTATAAGTATTGATATGGTCTAATTTCACCGTCTCAAAGTTTATCGCAGGTCTACTTGCAGCTTTTATAAGGTATGATTGAATTCCATCAATCTCCATTATATACCTGTTCTTCATCTTCGGTTCGAAGTTGGTGAACATCATTTCGTTAAATTCTAATACTTCTGCCATTTTTTTATTTTTCCTTTTATACTAATAAATATTAGTTATTCATTTTTTTTGTTTATGCCGAGAACGATGCTCCAGTTGGTAAGATGTTGAAATCAATTACAATGAATTCAGCCGTCTTAGCCGGTTGTAAAAATATCTGTCCAGCAAGTATGTTTCTATCAACCACATCAGGTCCGTTGTTAGATTCATCCATAACTACTTTAAATGCATACAATCCTTGTCTTTGTTGAATTCCTTCTAAGTAAGGTTGTACAGTATTAATGAATCTACCTCTTGTCTGAGCCGTATTTTGTTCAAATACTAAGAATCTAGATGTAGAAGCAACAAACTTTTTAACATTGATTAATAATCTTCTTACATTAATTCTATCTAATGCAGAAGCCTTATCTTGTAAAGTCTTTTGTCCAAATGCAACGATACCTTGTCCAGGGAAAGTAGCAATAGGATTTACTTTGTTTTCATATAAAGTATCTCTTTCAGAGTGTGTCAATCTATTCAATACACTAACTGCTCCGATAATACCTCCTCTATTAAGACCTGCAGGAGCAAACCATTCTGCCGATATGGCATCATTTGCTGCGTATACTGCTGGTAGTAATACTGATGGTGGTACTGAAACTAGTTTATTTGTATTAGAGTCTACTGTCTTAACCCAAGGGTAGTAAGAACCTATGTAGTTTGAATCAATTGCATTAGCCTGAGTAGTTACTTGTGTTATTGTATCGTTTACCCCAGTTAAATCAGAGATATAGAAACAATCTTGTCTAGCCTCAACCATATCTAATACATCAGTTGTAACTGCAGGGTGTAATCTTCTTACAATACCTGGTGTTACTACCATATTAATATCATACTCATCAGCGTTTGATATAGCATTTACAGCCTTTGCGTATGCCTTAGAACCAAACTTAGTTGAATCAGTTAAATCAAATCCTTGTGAGTTTCCAGTTGAAATAGAAGAACCTAAAGCGATTTCTCTATTAGGACTCATTCCATCAAATCCACCTTGGAAACCTAAAGAGAATTGTCTCTTAATCATATCTGATGAATCAGAACCAGTCATTTCTAATGTTAAACCAACTCCACTTACATTTCCATCAAATCCAAATACTACGTTTGAACCAACTCCTACACTTTCTGGTAGAGGTTTCATATAGTTAGCGTTATCATCTTTTACACCGATTGATTCAAAATCAAATCCAGCATAAAATTGTGGGTTACCAGTTGTGTTAGCTATTGAACCAGTTTGGAATACAGCCGAAGGAACGATAGTTTCAACAGTTGCTTTAATTGGATTAGAATAAGCCCCATGTCCAAATGGTGCAGCAGATACAGGATATGAACCTTGTTCTCCTACTTCTACTCTAATATACTTAGAGTTGTTTATCCAATCACCATTTTCGGTAATCTTTCCATTTGAATCAATAGTACTATATCTATCACCAATTACTCTTGCAATATAATTTGCAGAACCTGGGTCTAAGTTAACATTATTAAATGATTCTAATACTACTTTTCTTTTATCTGTATCTGAATAAGAACGGATAGTTAATGAGAATACTGAATAATCAGTACCACCATCTTCACCAGCTGCCTTTACACCAGATATAGAAACTTTAAATCTTTTATTTTCACCATTACCATGTCCTAATGTATGGAAACGAAATAAATCATATCTTTCACCGGAGATTAATTGTGATTTTACATATGGTGTGTGTGCCGTTTGTGCATCAACAGAAAAATTTTGAGTTGGTAATACAACCGACTGTACTTCATTCTTATCAACGATTCCATCGTATGCGTTCTTAAAGTAAGAATATGTATATGCATCTTTCGAACCTCTTGGGTTAGAACCAAATACATCAGTTACATCATTATTATCAGTTGAGTCTAAAGAAGAAGATATTTCTCCAATACCACTACCACTAACAACAAATGAACCAGTTGCACTTCCATCAGCTATACTAAATCCACTAAATCCAACTTCTTCATCACCATTATGTGTTGAGTGAAGTGTTGAAATTAATTTTAATCCAGCTGAACCAGTTATTGCAATACCAATAGGTGCCACTTGACTATAACCATCTACACCTGCTACTCTAACAATAGTTGCACTTCCTGCTTCCCTTAAATAGTTCTGCACTGCATACTCTGTATAGTAAGTACCATCAGGTGTACCAAATTTATCTTCAAACTCACTTTGAGTTCGAACTACTGTCGGAACAAACGCCGTACCTTGTTTGAAAGGTCCAATGAACGCTGCTCCTATTTCTCCAACCCCTTGTGCTAAGAACGAAAGGTCATTTTCTCTCGTAAATACTCCAGGTGATACAATTCTTTCTGCCATATTATCTCCGTTTATTAAATAAACAATTTAGTTATTACAAATATAAA